CGCCGCCAGGATCTTCTGCTGCGCAGTGATGTTGGCAGTGGCCGAGTCGGTCAGCCCCAATGCAAACGCAGCCTGCTTGAGCCCAGCATCGTCCATCATCACGCCGTAGGCGCGCATCGGCTCGCTTTCGCCGCGCAGCGCCGCGCCAATTGCCTCGATTGCCTGCTCGGGGCTCGTGTTGTTGAAACTCGCAAGGTCACTGGCGAGCTTGGCTTGGTCAGTGGCAAACTTGACCAGTTCGTCGCCAGACAGTCCTGCCGCCTTGCCGTAGATGCCAAAGGTCGAAATGCCGTCGAGCGCCTGCTGATTGGTTTGCCCGATCGTCGTGGCAGCCGTCTCGCCAAAGTCCAGAACGGCTCCAGCAGAGTCGCCAAAGATTTGCTCGACCTTGCTCTGTGTCTCGGCGAGGTCGCTGGCCGCGCCAATCATCGAGCCAATCTGGCCGATCCCCGCCTGCACCACGCCGATGACGGCTCCGGCGACGGCGACGCCAATCCCCGCCATCACGCCCTGCATGGCGCTGCCCCACCCGCTCGTCTTCGTTTCAGCTTTATCCAGCCCGCTCTCCAGCGCGCTGTCGTCCGTGCCCAGGAAGAGCACTGCGTCACCCAGACGTACCGCCATCGCTCTCTCTCTCGATCATCGCCCACAGGTCATCGGCTGGCGTCTCGCGCTTGCCGCCGCCGAGCATGCGCCCGACTTCCGCCGCAATCAGCGTCGCCTTGAAGCGCTCACGCCGCACCCAGGCCAGCGCCAGCCGCTCCATTTCCTCGTGGCTGTACTCGGCTGGCAGCAGCCCCCACTCCGCCAGCGCCAGCTCATACAAATCATCTGGCGACTGCCCCCACTCTGCTTCTGCAGAGGTCAGGCCTTCGCCAGGTCGGATAAAGGGGAGTTGAGCATCAGTAAGCTCTGGAACCCCTCCATGAATTCTTCTTCATACCCATTCGCCAGGATATGCTCGCGGTCCGCCTCCAGCGCCGGATCTGCGCTGATCACGACCTCAATCAGCGCCTCGACGATGCCGTTGGCGCCCTTCATCATCTCCAGCCCCGACGCCATCACATTCTCCGTCTCGGCGTTGTAGGCGTCCACCAGCGACGGAAAGCGCTCCAGCAAACCCTGTGCGCACTTGCGCCAGGACACGGCGCGCATGGCAGGCATGCGCCGCACCGTGTAGCGCTGCCCGGCGAGCACGACCTCGATCTCTCGCATGTTCTCCCATTTCCCCGGCCTATGTGTGCGGCGCCGTCACGTTGTGAATCGTGAAGAGCTGATTGGTGTTGTCTGCGAAGCCCTTGGCAGTCATCGGAATGCCCACGGTCGCGCCCTTGCCAAACGAGATCGGCCCGTCGAGGATGATGCTCGAGCTGTGCAGGAAGAGCCGCACCGGCAGCTTGGCATTCGTGCTGTGAATGCGAATGCCCTCGAAGCCAATCGCCCACAGCGAGACGTCGGTCGTGTCCGCCTTGCCGACGATGGTGTCGGAGCCGACCAAAGGCACCGTCGGTACCTGCACCGTCAGCGTGCCATCCGTCACCAGCTTGAGGTTGTCGCCGATAAACTCGGCGAGCACCGTCTTGATGCTGGCGTCGATCTTGGTGCGCTGTGTGCGCACCGCAGGCGTCAGCTGCTCGACCATGATGTCGTAGGTCTCGACATTGTGCTCGAAGGTCACCGGCTCGATCGTGTAGCCGAGCGACTTCCAGTTGCCGCCCCACGCCGCGCCAGCCACGATCGTCGACGAGTTCGGCAGCGGCTCGCCGACCGGCGCATACCAGATCGTCGCCGCGCTTGCTATGATGTTGCCCTTGTCATTGATTGCCATTGAATTCCCCCACTTCCTTCCTACCCAATTGTCAGACCTTGCCAGCGCAGCGTATTGAGCCAAAGCGCTGGCTCGGCGTCAGGCGCCCTGCCATCTTCCGAACTCACCACGGTCAAACCCAACAGACGCACGTTGCTATTGGCGGCGCTGTAATCGTCGAGCGCTGCCTGCGTCACCTGCGCAATCTGCGCACATACCGCCGAGCTCGGCGCAGCACACGTCGCTTCGACCGCCGTGTCATAGGTAGGCGCCGTGCCCGTGCCCTGCAGACGCAGGTTGATGTCGAAGACGACGTAGGACTGCCCCGTCTCCTGCGGCCTTTCGATTTGCCAGACCTTGACCGCGCTCATGCCCGCCGCCGTCAGCTGCGCCACCAACCGGTTGTAAACCATCGTGCGCAGCGAGCTAAGCATTGGGCATTCCCCGCTCTAAAGCCTTGTTGTATTCGCCAGCCATCTCCGCCGCCAGCGAGCCCTGCACAGCATCCAGCGCTGGCCCCAAAAATGGCTTTTGATTCATGCCAGGATGCGAGACAACGCGCCGATAGCCTACGCCCGGAATCTTGAGCACCTTGCGCCGCGAGCCGTTCCTGCGCACCGTGCGTCCCTTGTAGGGGATCTGGTGCGCACCGGCGCCGCTGTCTTCAAGCAGGTTGCCGTACCATGTGCCCGTGGCGATCAGCACCGTGTCCCGGCTGCGCACCTTCAGCCGCCCGTAGCGACGGTCCCTGCGCCCCTTGCGATAGTCGGTGCGCTCGCTCGTCTCGACGTAGATCGAGCGGCGCGTCTCGCTCGTGCGCTGTGGCACGCGTGCCTGCGCCTCACGCTTGATCAGCTGGCCGCCCGCCCACAGCGCAGGCTCGCCCTGCTCGTTCACAATCTTGACGATCTCCTCGCCGAGGAATTCCCACTTGACGTTCTTGGTCTTGCCGCGTGTCGCCATTAGTACATCACCTCGACACACTCGAGCACGAGGATGCGCTGCCGATTGTCCGGCTCCGTCACCCCCATCACGTTGAAGGTGCGCCCTTCCCACAGCAGCTGCCACGTCGGTCGCACCGTAAACCACGGCTTGCGGATCTGCACGCGGTGGATCACGGCCGCTACCAGCGTGTCGAGCGCCGTGCTCGGCGTCTCTGAGCCTGTCAGCGTGCGCACCTCGGCCCACACCGTCGCCACGACGTCATAGGCAGGCGTATACGCCCCGCCTGCGTCCTGCCCTTCCGGCGTCACCGGCTTCTGCAGCGTCACGCGGTGCTTCATCTTGCCTATTTTCACCGCACACCATCCGGCGGACGCCACGCCCTGAACGGCAGCAGCAGATGCTGCACCGTCAGCGGTATCTCATAGGCAGGCGAGCCCAGCGTCACCGCCTCGCGATTCTCGAACCAGTGGCCAATCATCAGCAGCATTGCCGCCTTGAAGTTGGCAGGCACGGCCGCCGCTGTCCCATAGCCCGCCACATACTCGACGACCATCGTCTTTGTCGCCGTGCGCGCCGTATCCAGGTAGAGCACGGCCGCCTCGCCGAAGAGCGTATAGCCTGTCACGGCGACGTCGTCGACCTTGAACAGCGACACCGACTGCACCGGCGCCATCGGCAGGTTGATCACCTGCACCGGCCCCATGCCAGACCCCCAAATGTTGGTCAGACGCAGAGAGCGCGTGCACAGCGCCCGCCACAGCCACTTCTTCTCCGTCTCCTCGATCGCCGCGTCGATCAGACGCTGGATCAGCGCGTCCTCCTCCGTGCCATCGACGCGCAGATGCAGCTTGGCGTCGTCGAGCAGGATCGGCTTCTCTACTGGAGGCGTCACGGTTTGGAGCTGGTAGATCACGCGGACTCCTTGCTGCTCTTTCTGGCCTCGACCGCAGCCGCGACTTCTTCCCTGCTGGCAGCAGTCGTCGCCGCGCCCGCTTCGATCAACTGCTGCGCCAGCGCGCCAGGCAGCAGCACGACATCCCCGGCATAGCCCGCATGTTCGCCATCGGCGAAGTTCTGCAGCAGCAGCACCGGCTCCTGGTCTTGATACTTGGCCTGCACCATCATCGCTCCTCTCGGCTACCGTGGGGACCCGGTCGCCCAGGTCCCCACCCCACGCAGCAAGAAGTAACTACGCCTGTTTCATGCGGCGGAATGCGTCGCCCAGCACCGGCGCGCCGTCCATCTCCAGCTGACCAATGAAGCCCGTCTGGCTGTTGATGGCGTAGAGTTCGTCGAGGCGCTTTAATTGAAAATTTAAGCTATCGACCATCCAATAAAACGAGAAGTCGCCGAGGATCGCCGTATACAGCCCGGTCGTCACCGTGTTCGGCGCATACGCCGAGAGGTTGACGGCGTGGCCGAGCAGCGTGCTGGGCTCGCCGACGCGTGTCGACTCGCGCCAGATGTACTGCCCTGTAGCGCCAGCCTCTTTCACCAATGCCAGCGTCAGGCCGACCGTCGGGTTGATCACCCACTGCGCCTTGGCCCAATACTGCTGCGGCAAGGAATACTTGACCTTGACGAGGTCGTCGAAGGCGATCGCCGTCGCGCTTGCCGTGGCGACGTCTGACGCAGCAGGGATGCCATTGGCATCGGCGACGAAGATCCCCAGCGGACCCGTCGCGCCCGTGCCTGTCATGCAGGCCTTCTCGATCGCCACTGCAAACTTGTAGGCGAGACGGTCGTTGATCACGCTCTCGACATTCGAGACGCTGCGCAGCAGCTTGTTGCTCACCTTGAGGAACTTCGTGAGCAGGTAAGGCGTGAGGTCGCGCCGTCCAAACGCCATCGACGTGTCTTCCTGGATTGCCGCTACTTCAGCGGTCCAGTCAGGGTCCGAGGGGTCCGTCGCAATCGTGGGCACGCCGAGACTCTTGGCGTTGGCTTCGATCGTCAGCTTGGTCGAAAGCTGGCGAATGAAGAGACGGTTGTTGATGGCGACGATCAGGTCATTCGCCACCTGCAGCGGCGCCATCATGTAGCCGCCATTGGCGTCGACGCTCGAAAGCGCGCGCTGCTCGGCCTGTGTCAGGCCGCTGTTGCCAAAGCGCATCCAGCGCCGAAAGGCGCTGCGGAATTCTTCACTGGCGCGCACCTTCTCGGTCGCGCTGGCGCCACTGCCCAGGTCGCCTTCACCCTGCGCCTGGAACGCACGCGGCTCGCTGCTGCCGCCCGAGGCGCCGCTGGTCATTGCCAGCAGATCCTCTTCGCGCTTGATGCGGTTGTCGAGCGCCAATGCATCCTGGCGCAGCTGCTCAAAGTTGCCCAGCTCGGCCGCTTCGAGGTCGCGCTGTTCCTTCTCGGCGCCCTCGTGGATCTCGCGCGCCCGCACGATCAACTCATTCTTCGCATGCTTCATCTCTGCAACGTTCATCATGACTCCTTAGCGCAGCTCAAGAAGCTGCAGCACTCGCTCCCGCCGTCGTTTCGCCCGCTCCACGTCGCCCTTGCTGGCGCCGCTCAAAATCTCCACGGCCATTTGTCTGGCCGCAACACTCGTCGCTGGATAGGCAGGCGTCGTCACGATGCTCACGTCCATCAAATCGACGCTCGTCAACGTGCGCACTGCCATCTTGCCCTGCCGCTCCCACGTCTCGCCGCCTGGCTGAATCGTGAAAGTAAAACTCATCTGGTGGATGTCGCCGCGCTCGACGAGCCGATAGAGGTCGCGCGCCTGGGTCGTGTCTGGCAGCGTCACCTCGGACCACAGCCCCTTGTCGTCCTCGCGCAGATTCAACGTGCGGTTGCTCTTGCGTCCCAGGATGTTGTCGGGGTTGTGATTGAAGAGCGCCACCACGTCCGCCCCGCTCTTGAGGGCGCGGCTGAACGCGCCCGGAGCGACCTGCTCCCTAAATGCGCCGCCGAACATGCGTGCGTCGGTCAGCGAATTGAAGACGGCCGCATAGCCCGCCAGGCGGTTCCCCGAGAAGCCCGTCTCGGCGCGCAGCTCGCCGAACTCGATAAACCTGCGTTCGACTTCACTCATTCGACACCTCAGCTGATACTCCACAGGTGCAGCCATTGTGCAGCGGAGGATGGCGTCTGGCTTTGGACACCGTCATCTTCTCGCCTTCGGCGCCGTGCACCTCGTCGCCCGCGTTGACGAAGGTCTCGCGGATGCCGACGACCTTGTCATGCATGCGTGCGCACATTGGGCAGGCGCCCGCATTCGTGCGCCAACGCACACGCTCGACGCGGTAGCCTTCCCAGACTGCGATCGCACCGGCATTCGAGAAGTTGACCGACTCGCTATGCGCCTCTTTGGCAGGGCGCTTGTCATCCCACTCCGTCAGCCGCTGGTCCACCGCCGCCGCAGGCTCGTCGCCTGCCAGCACGGCGCCCTCCACCAGCGCACGCAGCTGGTTCCAGGACTCTGTGCCGTATTCGCCGCCGTAGCGCTCCAGATAACCCTGCACCCACGCCCTGTACGCTTCCGTGAGGCCTACAGACGGCTTGCCAATCTCTCGCGACGCCGCATCGACGACGGCGAGCATCATCGTATTGAGCACCGGCCCCAAACTCTTGCGCATGAAGGGCGCCAGCTCCGCCTCGTATTCACGCAGCCAGACGAAGAAGGCCTCAAAATCGGCGCCGAAATTGGCGTAGGATGCCATCTGCTTGCGGATGTCGCGTGTTTCCTTGCGCACCGTCCGCCCCATCACCTCCGCCATTGGCTCCATGTAGGCATCTGCCACCATGGCGCGCTGCTCGACGCCTTCCAGCGCGCGCTGCTCGAAGTCGACGAGCAGCCGCCGCCCTTCCAGCTGCGCCGCCTCTGTCGGTGCGCCTTCCTCGATCTGCGCAGGCTCAGGCGCTGGCGGCTCGGCCGACACCGGCGCCAGCAGCGAGCCATCCGGCATCACCTTGCCGAGGTTGAGCGGCATGAAGAGGTCGTCGCCGTTGGGCACTTGCGACAGGTTCTCTGCCCGCCGCTGCTCGTTGATCGTCAGACCGCCGTAGCTCATGCGGATCTGGTAGGCTTGCGCCCGGCTCAACGTGTCGCCGCGCAGCAGGTCGTCGAACAGATATTCGACGTCATAGCGCTGCTTGTCTGCGCCGATCAGCACGTCACGCCGCAGCGCCTGCTCGTCATTCGATGCCCACGGCCGCAGACAGTACTTCACAAAGTCGAGCGACTGCTGCTCCGAGTTGCTGTAGGTGGCGTTGGCGAGGTCGCCGATCAGCGTCGGAGGCACGCGGAACCAGCGCGCCACCTCGGCAGTCTGAAATTGCCGCGTCTGCAGGAACTGCGCTTCTTCCGGTGGCACGCCGATCACGTCAAAGCCCATGCCCTCTTCGAGGATCTTGACCTTGTGCGACTGTGACAGCCCGGTCGTGCCCCACGAATCCTGCAGCCTGGCGTATGCCTCGTCTGTCAATTGTCCTGGGTGTTTGAGCACGCCGCTCGGACGCCCGCCCATGCCAAAGAAGCGCGAGCCATATTCCTCGGCCGCCGATGTCAGCCCGAGACTCTGCGCCGCCAGCTTCACCGGCGACAGCCCGACAAAGCCCGTTACGCCAATCCCCTTGACGTGGTGCATGCGGTAGTCGGGGATCTTCACATTCGGCAGCCCTTCGACCGTCACCTCGTACCACAGGCGCCCGCCCTCCATGTACTTGCGCACGCGCTTGGGAGGGATCGGAAAGAGTCCGGTCACTTGACCGGACTCCGGATCGTGTTCAATTTCCGAGTAGTGATTGCCCCACAGCAGCAGGTGCAGAAACTTGGCGTTGCGGTACTCAAACGAGGTCATCCAGGCGTTCGGCTGTTCCTTGAGGACTGGATAGGTCGGATGCGTCGACGCCCGCTTCTTGCCCTTGTCGCTCACGGTGTAGAGGATCAGCGGCAGCGCCGCCATCGCGTCAGAGACCACGCGTACACAGGCATAGACGGTCGAGAGGTTCATTGCGCCCTCTTCCGTCACCGTCACCCCGCTCCACGAGTCGCCCACGCCGAAAGCGTGCGCACTCTCGTCAAACGCAGGGCGCGCTGGTGGAAAGGCCAGCGCCCGCTTCATCCAATCGATCCAGCCCATGTGCCCGCCCAAAAAGAAAAGACGCCAACCAGGGAAATACTCCCCCGATGGCGTCGAGCGCTCTGACGGTAGCTATTGAAATCGCCTGCTGTGCTTCACTCCGTGCTGCGTATCCGCTCAACAGTACCAAAAAACGTCGCAAAATGCAATGGAGGATCGGAATATTCCAGTTGGCCCTCTGCCCTCGGCCCTTCCACCATCACAAACACAGCCAGGTCAAACTGCACAGAACGCTCGCCGCGCTGGATTTCAAGCCAGCGACCGTCCCGCAGCATGCCATACAGCTTGCCATCCGCCCCGCGCAGCTCTTGCTCCATCGCTACCCCTGCCCCATCAGCAGCATCAACCCGACGACAAAGACGGCCGTGAACAGACACAACAGCACCCAGCGCCACACGACCCCAATTGCTCGCTCCATTTCAAACCTCCCTCAATCCTCTGGTTGCATACACACTCTCTGTCGGCTTGTGGCGCATGGCGCGGTCCAATGCCATGATCAGCGCCACCGCGCCGTCGATCTTCTGCCGTGCCTTGTCCTTCGCTGGCTTCATGTTGCCCGCCGCGTCGACCTCGACGACGACATTGTCCATGTTCCAGCGCATCACCGGATGGCCGTCATGCACGATCTCGCCCGTCGAGATCAACCTGCTCAGCTCGCTGGTAGGCATTGCCATCGATGCAAAACCCTGTCCCATTGGAAACAGGGACAGCCCGGCGTCGGTCAGCTTCGATCGCACCCCCTCCGCCCCCCAGCGGTCGAAGGCGATGTCGACGATCTTGTAGACCTGCGCCAGGGCGAGAATATCCTTCACAATCACGTCATGGTCGATGACATTGCCTGGCGTCACGGTCAGAAAACCGCCCCGCTCCCACGCCGCATAGCTGACCTTGTCCTTGCGTTCCTTCTCGAGCATCGTCTCTTTCGGGATCCAGAACCACGGCTTGACGTAGTATTTGCCGTCAATCGGGAAGACGAGCACAAATGCAGCGAGATCGTGCTGCGAAGCGAGGTCGAGCCCGCCGAAAGCCTCGGCAGCGTTCATCTTCCAGCTGCCGTCAATCACCTTGCACGCATCCCACGCCCCCGCCTTCAGCCAGCGCTCGCTCCCCTGCACCCACTGGTTGAGGTGCAGCTGCAGAAAAGAATTCAGGAACGCTGGTTCATTCATCGCGCGCTTGCATGCCTCCTGCAGATACTCCATGCTGATCGACACGCCCAGGTTGGGATTGGCTTTCGCCCAGGTTGCTTCGTCCTGCCAGTCGTCTTCCGGTTCTGCGGCCGCCAGAAAGCCATGAAAGCGTGCATCGTCGATGATTCCGGCGTTCACCTGGCGTGCATACTCCCACACCTCGTAGCAAACCGACTCGCGATCATTACCGGCGGTTGAAATCGAGAGCATCAGCGGCTGCGCCCGCGCCCCTGTGGACGTCTGCAATACGTCGTAAAGCTCCCGATCGAGCGCCGTATGCAGCTCGTCGTAGACAATTCCGCTCGCATTGAAGCCATGTTGGCGCCGCACGTCCGCCGAAATCGGCCTGTAGAAGCCGTCACGCGACGCGATCAGGTTGCGATAGACCGTCAGCTCCCTACTCAGGACCGGCGATGCTTCAACAAACGCCTTTGCCTGGTCAAACACCAGCTTGGCCTGGTCGCGGCTGCTGGCTGCGGAGTAGACCTCCGGCGCCGCCTCGCCATCAGCCACCAGTAGATAGAGACCCACTCCCGCGGCCAGCGTCGTCTTGCCATTTTTGCGTGCGATCGCCCAGAATGCCTGCCGATATTGCCGCAGCCCGTCCCCGTTCACCGTCGCCAGCAGCTCGACGAGGATCTTCTCCTGCCACGCCTCCAGCAAAAACGGTTTTCCGGCGAACTGGCCCTTCGTGTGCTTCAGCAACGAAAAAAACCGCCGCACCGCCCGCGCCTTCAGCGGATCTATCATCCTTGGGGATTTGGCTTCGTGACTGGTTCCGGCCTGGCCACCCGTGCTTTTTCCTTCTGTGGCTGCGCTCGGCGCAGCATTTCGATTTGTGCGCCCTCTTCCAGGACGATCACCGAGATCTGCGTGCCCGCTTTGGCAAAAACCGCGCTCATTTGCTGTCTCAGCCTCTCGATGGCCATAAGTGGCAAAACGCCATCAAACCTAAGAACGCATATGTCTCCGTCGGTAAAGTCTGAAACTCTCACCCAATCAACCGACGGCAGATTCTCCAGCACTTCAGTTCCCTCATCCATGCTCAATCATCCCCATTCAGCAGCGTCTTCAAGTCGATCATCTCCGGATCCGGTCCCATTTGCAGCCGCGCTCGGCTGGCCGGCGTCATCCCGAACTCTTTTGCCAGCTTGAGCGCGGTTTCCACCGATTGCCGCCACTGCGTGAAAGCTGGGCTCTTGCGGCTTTCGTTGTCGTGCGCCTCGTCCGTTTCCAGCAATCGCGTCTGTATCGGCCCATTCGACGCGTCGAGCAGCAGCTTTGCGTTCTCGATCGCCATCAATTCGGCGATCGCCAGCTGCGCCAGCATCGAAGCGTCCTCCGGCTGTATCCTGTCGCCGAGCACCTGGGCGAAGCGATAGAAGATATACACCGCCTTGGGCCCCAGCCCTTTCGGCGCCTTCACAATCGGCTTCTGAGTGCTCACAAAACGGCCTCCCACAAAATCAAGCAAAGCGCCTCTCGTGCAAACGAGACAGCCAAGTCGGTATAGCGGCGCAGGGCGCCAAGAATCCGACCCCCTACCCCTTGATGGCGTACCGAGCGCGCGACGTTGTCTCGCGCATCGTCTTCGCGTTGTGACATGACTGGCACAGCGGTTGCAGGTTGGATGTCGCGTCGGTTCCGCCCTCGGCGAGGGGCACGATGTGATCGCACACCGTTGCTGCCACCGTGAGCCCCCTCCCTGCACAATTGCGACAGAGAGGTTCACCTGCCAGCACGATTGCTCGCAGCTTCTGCCATCGTGCTGTGCGATAGTGTTGCGAGCGTTCACCCTTGGCTGCATCCCTTGCCTGCCAGTGCTGCACCTGGTGTTCGGAACAGTACCCGCCTTTTGTTTCAGCTGCCCGTGGGCAGCCTTTAGCACGACAAGGCTTCTGCATGTAGGGCATGATCAGTCCCAGTAGATAGCAGCCATGACATTGCGCCCATCTGTCACGACAGGCTCTTGCAATACTTCTTCCTCAGACAGCCAGCCAATCAGCACCATCAAGCCCAGGCTGACTACGAAGCCGAGCACCAACCCCTCAACGAATTGCATCATCATTCACCTGTGATAGTCCATCTTGGAAACGTTGTAGATGCGCCCTCGGCGACCTACTTGCTTCATGGTCCTGTGCCATTGCCCATGATAGAGCGGCGCCAGGTGCTGCACGATTGTCTGCTCTTCCGTCTCGCTGGGCACTTGCGGCCACTCGCGTGCGATTGCCACCTGCCACCCTGTCTCAAGTTCTTCAATGCGGATCACCAGCCCACGCTGCAGCTCGTGGTAGGCCGGCGCCTCGTCGTAATGGGCGCGTGTCTCAAGCTCTTCAAGAATGCTGGCCAATCGCCCCTTCGTGGGTGTCTCTTGTGCGTTCACGGTGCACCTCCTTCGAATAGTGCTATGCAACACTATGCCGAATATAGCGCGCCGCGTCAATGCGCTATCGTTTGCGAGTCGTGCCCGGGCGCTTCTTCTCGGGAGCAAGCCGAAACTCGAGGCTTAGTCCATCCATACCCAGCCGCTTCATTTGGCGCAGAAAATATGGCTTTCTGAGCTCGGCGATCTCCAGGCGACGACCATCTGGGCAAAGCACGACCAGCGTGTCGTCTTTCAATCCCTGGCACGACAGCGGCCGCACCCAATCCATAAAAGCACCAGCGGTAAGCTGCAGCTCAACCTCGCCCTGGATGTCTCGCCACAGTTCTTCGTGAACCTCGGGCTGCAGAGGCGGATTGAACACCACTGCGTCGATAAACGGATTCTCAGGGCGCACGTATTTGGCGCGTCGTTCGTCGCCTGGCGTCGGTTTGTCAACGTCCAGGCGTCCGTTGGCGAGCGCCCGCGCCTTGACTGCCACATTGGCGTAGTAGCGGTGTTTGCCCTCGGCAAAGGCAGCGCGAAAGGCGGTTTCGACGTTCTCCCAGCCCACTTCGCGCACCAGCGCCAGGTATTCGTTGACATCGGAGCGCTCAACCTTCAGTCCGGCTTCCCGCAATAACAGTTCGACGCGCTCTGCATCATTGTTTAGGGTCATTCGTCGGGGTCCTTTCGCAAAAAACTAACGTCAACTTCACTAGATGGATCATGCTTTTATATTCTTTTCTTTAAATGGTGTGTCACG